GGAGGGGACAGCGCCCGCGTTTGCTAGCGTTACGATAGCAGGAGTGTAAATAGCAAGTCATGGCTATGCAGCCGCAAGATTGGACGCTTCATGCGCTCTCAATCGAAGTAAAGCGGCCATATGCGGTAGTCGCGAGAAGGTTATCCAACGTTCCGCCTCATCGAGTAGAGGGAAAGACTAGGTATTATCGTCTCGCGGATGCTTTGCCTCACCTTTACGAGGGTCGAGAACACGCGAACGACTCTCGCGAGGAAGCCGAGCGCCGTCGTTCTGTTGCCGAAGCTCAACTTGCCGAGCTGAAAGTCCTTGAGCGCCAGGGCGAGGTGGTCCCCATCGGTGAGACGGCCGCAACGCTCCAGCGTGCCTTCACTGCCGTGCGTGCTCGACTGCTTTCCATCCCGACGAAGCTGAGCCCGATCCTCATTCCCGACGACCCGAACAGGGCTCGCACGCTGCTTGAGGCGGCGATGCTGGAGGCCCTAGCCGAGCTAGAGCAGCACGATGACATTCCAGACGAGCCCGGAAGCGAGGAAGAAGCTTAGGGCGGTCGTCAGGCACGCATTCAAGACCCACTTTCGTCCGCCTCCGAAGCTCACCCTCTCGGAGTGGGCCGACTCCTACCGCAAGCTGAGCAGTGAGGCGTCGGCCGAGCCCGGTCAGTGGTACACTGAAAGGGTCCCCTACCTCCGCGAACCGTTGGATGCGGTTACTGACGACAGCGTCGAGACCGCGGTCTTCATGTTCGCGGCCCAGTCGGCGAAGACTGAGATCCTGCTCAACGCGATCGGCTACACCGTTCACCTGGACCCCGGACCCATCCTCATCGTCGAGCCCCGTGTCGAGGACTGCAAGGCGCTCTCCAAGGACCGCATCGCGCCGATGCTGCGTGACACGCCGGCCTTGCGTGGCCTGGTGCAGGATGCGCGCACGCGCGACAGCGGCAACACCGTTCTTCATAAGCAGTTTCCCGGCGGGCATATGACCCTGGCGGGCGGCAACAGCGCTGCCGGCCTCTCGATGCGCCCCATCCGCAAGGTCCTCCTCGACGAGGTCTCCCGCTATCCGGCGAGCGCGGGCACCGAAGGCGATCCCGTCAGCCTCGCGATCAAGCGCACGACGACGTTTTGGAATCGCAAGATCATCATGGCGTCGTCGCCCGCCATCGAGGGCGCCTGTCGGATCTCGGCGGCGTACGAGGAGACCGACCAACGCAAGTTTTGGGTGCCCTGCCCTCACTGCGAGGAGGAGCAAATCCTCGATTGGTCGAGAGTGGAGTGGGAGAAGGGCGAAGGAACCTCCCGCGCAAGGCATCGCCCCCATACGGCCCGCTACCATTGCGAGCACTGCGGCGCTGGTTGGACAGATGCAGAGCGATGGGGCGCTTTGCATAAGGGCCGCTGGGTCGCTGACTTCCCGGAGCGATCGACTCAAGGGCGAGTCGGCTTTTGGGTCAGTCAGTTATATAGCCCTTGGAAGAAGCTTGGGGAGCTTGCGCAGGAGTATCTCGACGCTCGTGGCAATGCCGAGCGTGAAAAGGCGTTCCAGAACACTGTCTTAGGGCTGCCCTATCGGCAAAGGGGCGAGGCCCCGGAGTGGCAACGCCTCTATGATCGCCGCGAGGATTGGCCCGCCAACAAGCTTCCCAAGGGCGTCATCTTCCTTACCGGCTTCTGCGACGTGCAGAAGGACCGCCTCGAAGTCCGCGTCTGGGGGTTCGGTCGGGACAAGCAGTCCTGGCACATTGAGACCCGCATTCTCATGGGCGACACCAGCCGCCCCGAGGTGTGGGCTGAGCTGGACAAGCTCGTCGGCGAGACGTGGCAGCATGAGAGCGGGGCCTATCTGAAGTTGGCCCGCTTCGGCATCGACTCCGGGTATGCTACCCAGGAGGTCTACTCGTGGGCGAGGCGCCATCCTGGTGGCCTGGTCATGGTGACCAAGGGTGACGTGCGCAGCACCGCGGTGCTGGGGGTGGCTCGACAGGAGACCGTCACGGCGATGGGCCGACGCGCCAAGATCGGCGTCAAGGTCTGGCCCTTCAACCCCGACCCCCTCAAGCGGCAGTTCTACGGCTGGCTCCGGCTCGACAAGCCGATTGATGGTGACGAGTACCCGCCCGGCTACGTGCACCTGAGCCGCCGTGCGGGCGACGATGAGATCAAGCAGCTCACGGCCGAGCAGGAGATCACGGTCACGGCCAAGGGCGGTTTTGCCAAGCGAGAGTGGCAGCTTCTGCCGGGCCGTCGGAATGAGGGCTTGGACTGCCGTGTGGGCGCGCATGCCTGCGCCATCGCCTTCGGCCTCGACCGCTTTTCCGATCGCAAGTGGGACGAGCTGCAGGAGAGCCTGGACGCGGACGCGCCGAAGCCCGAGGCCAAACAGCCCGTGCCTGAGCCGCCCCCTGCGCCCCGTGGCCCTGTCTATCGTTCCACCCGGCGTGACGATGACCGAAGCTGGCTGGCCGGCGATCGTGACTGGCTTGGTAAGAGGTAGCGATGGCCGGTACGATGACCGATGTGCAGCTCGCGGCGCTTCGCAGCGCTATCGCGTCGGGCGTGTTGACGACCGAGTACCAGGGCCGTCGCATCACCTACCGCTCGCTGGAAGAGATGCGGGCGATTGAGCGCGAGGAGCTCGCGGCCCGCGCGACGTCTGCTGGCACCAGGGTCAACTACACCATCGCGCGTTTCTGCCGGTACTGATGTGAACCCACTAGACCGCGCCATCGGCTGGCTGGCTCCGCGCGCTGCGGTAAAGCGTGCGCAGGCGCGAGCGCTGCTTGAGGCTGAGGGCAAGCGCTTCGAGGCGGCCAAGGCTGCTCGTGACGGCGATTGGATGCCGCTCGGTGCTGGCCCTGATCCGACGAGCGATGTCATCGCCGCAGGCTACGAGTTGCGCGCCGCGGCCCGTGAGTTGGAGCAGAACGATCCGCTGGCCGTGAGCGGCTTGGCTCATTGGGCCTCGCACTCCGGCCCGATCTCGGCCCGTGCACAGGTTCCAGGCATCAGCGGCCCAGAGGCCAAGTCTATCCATGACCCCATCGACACGCTCTGGTGGGAGCAGTGTCAGCGGATGGGCGCGGACGGCGAGACCGTCGAGGAGATGCTGCAGACGCAGGTCGTGCGCGCCATGATCCGCGATGGCGAGGTGTTGGCCCGCCGCATCGACCGCGATTCCAGCTACGACCTCCCCCTCCCCTTCCAGGTGCAGCTTCTGGAAGCCGAGTTCCTGGACCAGAGCCGGGATCGCGCTCTGGACGATGGTGGCCTCATCCTGGGCGGCATCCGCTTCGACCGTCGCGGCAAGCGGATCAGCTACATCCTGCATCGCGAGCACCCCGGTCCCAACCGGGTTCTTACGCGCCGCAGTCTTGATCCTGTCGAGGTTCCGGCCGACCAGATCGCCCACATCTACGAGCCGATCACCTACGGCTTGCAGCGTGGCATCACGTGGTTCGCTCCGGTCATCATGACGGCCCGCGACCTCGGCGACTACAACCGTGCCGAGCGCAAGCGGAAGATGATCCAGGCGTGCTACGCTGCCTTCGTCCACGGCTTCAACGAGACCGATGAGACGGTTGGCCCGACCGTAACCGACAGCCAGGGCCGTACCATCGAGACCGTCTATCCCGGCATGATCGCCTATGTGCGTGGCGCTGGTGGCCAGGTGCAGTTCGGCGATCCGAAGGGCACGGGCGGCTATGCGGAGTACATGCGCGACCAGCGGCATTCCTACGCTGCGGGTCTTCATCTCACGTATGAGCTCCTGACCGGCGATCTCAGTCAGGTCAGCTACATCAGTGGTCGGCTTGGGTTGCAGGGCTTCAAGCGTCGCGTGTCCCAGGTGCAGCGTACGGTCATCATCCCCCGCTACTGCGAGCGTCTCTGGGGTTGGTTCATCGCCTACGGGCAGGCGCTCGGCAAGGTACGACCCGGCACCGTGTGGTCGCGCTGGACGCCGCCACGCTGGGAGACCATCCAGCCGCTTGAGGACGCGCAGGCCGACGAGCTGGAGATAAAGATGGGCACGCTCTCGCCGCAGGAGGCTCTGGCGAAGCGCGGCATCGACCCACTGGAGTATCTGGACGAAGTCGAACAGTGGGTTGCAGAACTCAAGCGTCGCAAACTTGAGTTCATGCTGCCGGCTCTATTTGAATCGATGCTCTCCTCTGCTCCAGCGCCAGCACCTACTGCTCCGCCACAGCCCGGCGCTCGTGCCGGCCTCCCCGTCATCAAGCGCGCCAACGGTCACGCCCCTAAAGGGATAATCCAATGATCATCGACCAGAACAACATGATGATCGGCCGCGCCGACCATATCCGTGAGGTCGGTCCGCACGCGCACGACTGGGTGGATGTCGGCCGCGACGGTGCGGGCGAGATTTATCGCGAGTGCCTCCAATGTGGCTCGCGCAGCACCACGGCCTCCGAGCACACCCGAGCCCAGCGCCGCGACTGGCTTGCTGGCGGCAAGTGGGACGTGAAGGCGGAGAAGCAGCAGCTCCTCCCTGCCACGCAAGAAGACGTGGCCGAGGCTGTCGAGGAGCAGCGCGAGGCTGAGCTGGAGATGGGCGAGGAAGATTTAGAGGCTGACGTGAACGACAGCGCGCAGCTGCCGAAGCGTCGTGGCCGTCCGCCGAAAATCCGCTAGCTAGCTACCTTCTACCAAGCTAGCGCGGTATTCCGCTAGCTTTCACGATTTGAGGACTTGCCGATGGCCGAGCAGACCGCTTCGCTGCCGATGCTGACTCGCGCCGACACGGCACGTTTCGTTCCGCGCACCATCAACGAAGCCGAGCGCACCATCGAGGTCACCTGGACGACGGGCGACCGGGTGCGCCGACGTGGCTTCTTCAGCGATGCGCAGTGGGACGAGGAGCTGGATCTCGCCGACGAGTCGGTGAACCTGGCCCGCCTCAACGGCGGCGCTCCGCTGCTCGACAGCCACTCGGCCTATCGTCTCGGCAGCATCATGGGCGTGGTCGAGAGCGCGTGGCTTCAGGGGCCGAAGGGTCGCCGTGAGGGCCGCGCCAAGGTTCGTTTTTCTGCCAAGCCTGAGGCCGAAACGGTCTGGGGCGAGGTCAAGGCCGGCATCATCCGCAACATCTCGGTCGGCTACTCGGTCGACGAGTGGGTGAAGCAGGAGCGCAAGGAGGACGTGCCGCTAATGCGAGCCGTCCGTTGGACCCCGCTTGAGATTTCCCTTGTCGCCGTTCCGGCTGATGCTGCTGCCCAAGTGCGCAGTGCAGCCGATGAGTTTCCCTGTGTTGTACGTTGCATCGAGGAGAATCGTTCGATGGCCGATAACGCCTCCGGGACCGCCCAGGAGGCGGCCGGCACCAGCCAGCAGACTCCGCCCCCGGCCCCCCAGCCGGAGCCGCAGCCGGCTCACCCGCCTGCACCGGCCCCCGAGCCGGCAGCGCCCCCGCCCGCCAGCAATGGTGACGGCGATGACGAGAAGAAGGAGGGTGAGCGCCGTATGCCCACGGCTCACCAGGGCCTGACGACCGCCGAGTGTGCGCAAATCACGCGCTCGGCCGGCTCGCTTGGCGTTAGCGCCGAGGAAGCCGCGGCTATCATGGGCAAGAAGGATATGACCCTCGCCCGCGCGCTGGCCGAGATCATCGACAAGAACGCCAAGCGCCAGGAAGACACCCAGGTGACCAACGTCCAGGTCCGGGGCCTCACCGACGAGGCCGACAACCGCTCGGCCGGCATGGCGAACGCCATTCTCTACCAGAGCAACCCGGCGGCGTTTCCGCTGACGGATCTGGGCCGCAAGTGGATCGGTCGCAAGCCCATGGAGCTGGCCCGCGCCGCTCTTGAGGGCGCCGGTATCCGCACGGAGGGCATGTCGCCTAACGACGTCGCCACGCAGGCGCTGTTGCCCGGCTTCGGTGGGCATTTCGGCGTCCGCATCGGGGGTCTGCACACGACTTCCGACTTCGCCGGCACGTTGGCCAACGTCACGCAGCAGACCTTGCGCCGCGCCTATGATGCCATGCCCCGCACGTTTACGAGCTGGGCTCGCCGCACGACTGCGCAGAACTTCAAGCCCATTGCGGCCGTCCAGGTCGGTGGTGCGCCGAAGCTGTGGAAGGTCAACGAGCACGGCGAGTTCCCGCGCGGGACGCTCTACGAGGGCAAGGAGACCTACCGGATCTTCACCCGCGGTGTCGTGGTTGGCATCACGCGCCAGCTCATGATCAACGACGACCTCAACGCGATGACCCGCATCCCCGGCATGTTCGGGGCTTCGGCGGCGAACGCTGAGAACGACGTCGTCTATGCGCTGCTGCTCGCCAACGGCGCCCTCAGTGACGGCACGGCGCTGTTCCATGCGAACCACGCGAACCTCGCCGGCACGGCTGGCGCCCCCAGCGTGGCAACCCTTGGCGCTGCCCGTACCGCCCTGTTCAAGCAGACCGATCCGGACGGCAACCCGATTGGCGTGATGCCGCGCTACACCCTGATCCCGCCCTCGCTTGAGGTGACGGTCGCTCAGCTCATGGCGCCGATCACGCCCGCGCTGGTCGCCAGTACGGTGCCCGACATCCTCAAGTCGACGACCTGGGTGATGGAGCCGCGTCTGGAGACCGGCGTTACGCTCGACGGCGTGACTTACGCCGGCAGCGCCACGGCCTGGTACCAGGTGGCCGATCCGGCGACCGTCGACACCATCGAGTACGCCTATCTGTCCGGCAACGAAGGCGTCTACACGGAAACCC